ACGTATGACATATCACATGTAGATGAAACCTTAATTCATATTAAGTCGGATGATTCTGGTGCTATGATGGATCTTAGCGAGCATTATACTTTTTATGTTGACGGGTATAAATTTATGCCAAGTTACAGAAATAAGATGTGGGATGGAAAAATTCGTTTACTGAATATGCGCAATAATACTTTGCCATATGGTTTATTACCAAAGACACTTAGTTTTGCAAAGGATAGTGGATATGGAATTAACCTTTGCTCTACTCTTAAAAACAAAGAGGTTATAGATAAAGATTACCTTGATAAATTTGCAAATTCTCAAGAGCTAAGAGCTGGAGGAAAAAAAATTGAGCTTCGTGATTATCAGTATGACGCATTTATTCATGGAATTACTGAGGGCAGATCATTAATTGTTTCACCAACTGGTTCTGGTAAGAGTTTAATAATTTACATGTATATCAAATGGTATATAGAAAATCATGATGATAATGTTTTAATCATTGTTCCAACTACTTCATTGGTTGAACAAATGAGTAAAGACTTTGCCGATTATAGTTCACACGATGATTCCTTTGATGCTGATCTCGAAATACATAAAATATATTCTGGTAAAGAAAAAGAAAACTTTGATGCTCGTGTTATTATTTCAACATGGCAAAGCGCTATAAACCTTCGGCCTGAATGGTTCCAACAATATGGGATGATCATTGGAGACGAAGCGCACCTCTTTAAAGCCAAGAGTCTTAATAAGATTATGGGGATGTTAGTTAATGCGCCTTATAGAATTGGTACTACTGGAACTCTTGATGGAAGTCTTTGTAATGAATTGGTTTTAATTGGAAACTTTGGTCCAACGTTTAACGTAATTTCAACTAAGAAATTAATTGATTCAAAGACACTCGCTGATCTTGAAATTAAATGTATTGTATGCAACCATGATGATGCTCTAAAGAAAGCAGTTGTTAAAATGGATTATCAAAGTGAAATTGCAACCATTGTTGAACACCCAAACCGAAATAAATTTATATCAAAGTTAGCGCTTGATCAAAATGGTAATACACTTGTTCTTTTTAATCTCGTTAAGAAACATGGTAAACCTTTGTTTAAAATGATTCAAGACAGCGCAGATGATAAAGATAATATCTTTTATGTTAGTGGAGAAGTAAAAGCGGATGACAGAGAAAACATTCGAAGTATTGTTGATACTAATCCCTTAACAACAACAATGAAATTTGGTTTAAAAAAGATCACTGTCGGGCAAAACGTAAAAGTTCCATTAACAGATGGATCTGAAAAATTAGCGTGTGAAATAACAATAGATGATGATGTATTAGAAAATTGGGTAATGACTCGATGGCGTGAAGCGGGAATATAAAAGTAAAAAGACTTGGATGTTCTGGTGTACCTGGGAGGGTTATAATAAGAAGGACATAGATTTTAATAATGAAGGAATGAATGATTTAGATAAGATAAGTTATTCAGAATATAGAAAAAGATTAATATTAAAAAAAGAAAACAATTCATATGAAACCAGATAAAGTAACAAATACCACCGGAGCAATTATTGTGGCAAGTACTGGTGTGTTTTCAACAGGAATTAATATTAAGAACTTACATAATATTATATTCGCTAGTCCAACAAAATCTCAAATTAAAGTTCTTCAAAGTATTGGTCGTGGATTGAGAAAATCAGATGATGGAAGAAAAACTACTGTATTTGATATTTCTGATAACCTTAGTTGGCGTAAAAAGAAAAACTATACGTTTAAACATGCTCAGGAAAGAATCCGTATATATAATAAAGAGGGATTCAAATACAAGATCTTCGAAATACCATTAAGTTTAGATGAAATACAATAACGACATATCAAACAAACTTGATGTTAGAATCTTTACTACTATTTCTGGAAGAGTCTTAATTGGAGAACTTATTAATGTATCGGATATTGGAGTTGAATTAGAAAATGTATTTTTAATGGACCCTTCTAATCCCGAAGGGATGGTTCCCATACATCAAGATTCAATAATGAATACATCAATAATAACTTTATATGATAAGATTATTGAAACTGAAACATCAGTTAATAGTGAATCAACTTTAAGTAATTACATTCAACATTGTTTAGGTAATACTTTAATGGATATTGAATCTAACTTTCCAAAAAAAATCAATAAAAAAAATAAGGATACTAATGATGATACCTTATTTAATTGGAGGAATAGGTTTAATTGATTATTGTTTTTGTTATTCTATAGAATATTATACTATAAAATCAATAGTATGTAAATAATAAAATTCATAATAATAAAAAAAGATTGATAGCATTTTGTTATATACATTAGACTAAATCTATGGTATAATATATACATATGAAGGATAAAGATAAACCTACATCAGATGAAGTAGTCAATAAGAAAGCCGTTAAGAAGAAGACGGCAAAAAAGAAAACTGCTAAGAAGAAGACTGCGAAGAAACGTGGCCCACATTATATTGATAACGCTTTATTCGGGCAAGCCGTATCTGAACATGTTAAAGGTGTTAAAGAAGATATTGAAAACGGTATAGATCCAAGAGGTATTACTGATTATATTGGTAAATGTTTTTTGAATATTGCAGAAGGTCTTTCTCATAGTGGTAATTTTATTAACTATACATATCGAGAGGATATGGTTATGGATGCAGTTGAGAATTGTATTAAGTATGTTAATAATTATGATATTGATAAACCTACGCGAACAGGAAAGCCAAACGCGTTTAGTTACTTTACACAAATTAGTTGGTTTGCTTTTCTAAGAAGGATTGCCAAAGAAAAGAAACAAACTGAGATCAAACAAAAAATAATCAGTACATCTGCTGTTGATGTATTTGCTGACTTTAGTGGAGACTCTGCTCAAATTGGTGAAGGAGTAATTAATAGGATGAGAAATACAAACCCATTCTTTAAAGAAGAAAAGGGCCCAACTCCTGAAGAAGTTGAGTTACCGCCAAAGCGTAGAGGAAGACGTCCTGCTAAGAAAGCTAAGAACGGTCCTTTAACTGATTTTTTCGATAAGTAATATGAAGTTAGTTGTAATAACAGACACTCATGCGGGTGTTAAAAATGGTAGTGATATCTTCTTAGATTATTCTGAAAGATTTTATGATAAGGTTTTCTTTCCTTATTGTTTAGAAAATGGTATAACTAAGATACTTCATCTTGGTGATTATTTTGATCATCGAAGAGTGGTAAATTTTAAAGTTCTTAGTAGGAATAAGAAAATGTTTCTTGATAAGTTAAGAGAACATGGAATGACCATGGATCTTATTCCAGGAAACCACGACGTATTTTATAAAAATACAAATTCATTATCAAGTTGCGAAGAGATTCTTCAACATTATAAAGATGTTGTAAATCTACACATGGAACCAACCGTCGTGAGTTATGGTAGTTTGGATATTGCATTAATCCCTTGGATAAATTCTGAGAATTACGATGAAGTAACTAACTTTGTTAAAAATGTAAAAGCTCCATTCTTAGGTGGGCATTTAGAACTTCAAGGATTTGATATGATGAAAGGAGTTCAAGCTAGTTCTGGAGCTATGAAGTCTGATATCTTTTCTCGATTTGAAATTGTAATGAGCGGCCACTTTCATACGAAAAGCAATAAAGGAAATATTCATTATCTTGGAACTCCCTTTGAATTAACCTGGGCAGATTGTAATGATCCAAAGTTTTTCCATGTTATTGATACAGAGACACGTGAGCTAATGCCAATTCGTAACCCGCTTACAATTTATAATAAACTAGTATATGATGATAGTAAAGCGTCTGATGATATTATCACAGAGATTAAGTCGTGTAATTTTAGTTGTGTACCAGATTCATATGTAAAAGTAATTGTTATTAATAAGAAGAACCCGTTTCTTTTTGACAAATATATTGATGAGATAATTAATAAAGAGCCCTTTGATTTAAAGATTGTAGAAAACTTTGATGAATATCTTTCAGAAAATGTTGAAGATGAAAAGATTGAAATAACTGATACTGTCAGCTTATTGAATACATATGTTGATTCTGTTGAAACTGAATTAGACTCTGACCGAATAAAATTAAAACTACAAGAACTTTTTGTTGAAGCTCAATCTTCAGACGCACTATAAAATATTATGATAGAATTCCATACCTTAACATATTCAAATTTTCTCTCAGTTGGAGATACACCAATCACTATTGATTTTGAAGCAACTAAATCAACATTAATTGTTGGCCATAATGGATCTGGTAAGAGTTTAATGCTAGATGCTCTTAGCTTTGCTTTGTTTGGTAAACCACACCGAGCTATTAATAAGCCTCAATTAATTAATAGTATCAATGGTAAAAAGTGTTTAGTAGAAATAACCTTTTCGGTTGGTAATAAGAATTACAAAATCGTCCGAGGACTTAAACCAAACATTTTTGAGATATGGGTTAATGGTGAAATGATTAACCAAGAATCTCATTCCCGCGATTTTCAAAAGTTACTTGAGACAAACATTCTTAAATTAAACCATAAGAGTTTTCACCAAGTTGTTGTATTAGGTAATGGCAATTTTGTTCCATTCATGCAGATGCGCCAATATGAAAGGCGCAATGTTATTGAAGATCTTTTGGATATTAGTATATTTTCTAAGATGAATACTATTCTTAAAGATAATAATGCTAAGCTGAAAGATCAAATTAAAGATAATGAATATCAGTGGAAGTTGATTAAAGAAAAGATTATTTTACAGCGTAAGCATATTGATAAGTTATCAGATATCAGTGAATCTAATCGAGTTAAATATGAATCAGAGATTGCAGATATTCAATCAGAACAAAACGTTTTAATTGAAAGTAACGAAAAAATCTTGGTTCGTTACAAAGCAGAGCATAGTGATACTGAAAAGAAGCTTAATACTTTAAATCGTAGTTTGAATAAAATGAAATCATTTGAATCTCAGATTAAAAGTAAAATGAATGCTATTGAAAAGGAAGCCGAGTTTTACAAGTCTAACTCAGCTTGCCCAACATGTAGCCAAACTATTGATACGGTTATACGCGATAACAAACTAGAATCTTGTGGATGTAAACAAGAAGAACTAACTGATGGTTTTGAAAAATTACAGAACAACATTAAATCTACCGGCGAACAACTACAAACCACTAATCAGGAAATGCAAGAGTTGTTTAAACTTAATAATGAAATGACTAGTAATAATGTTTTGATTAAAAACTTTTCAAAGCGGATATCTGAATTAAGTGCTCAAAAGAATGAAACCGCAGATGATAACGATTTAAAGAAATCGCAGAATGAATTACTTGATATGCAAACTACTAGGGATGACCTTAGCGATTTAAAATCAAAGCAAATTGAAGAAAAACATTATAATGATGTTATTGGTGAACTGCTAAAGGATACTGGTATTAAAACGAAGATCATTCGTCAATACCTTCCCCCGATGAATAAGTTAATTAATAATTATCTGCAGTTGCTTGACTTCTTTGTTAGTTTTGAATTGGATGAAAACTTTAATGAAACTATTAGAAGCCGCCATCGTGATGACTTTAGTTATGCATCATTCAGTGAAGGAGAGAAACAACGAATTGACTTAAGTCTTTTATTTGCATGGCGACAAATTGCCAAAATGAAAAACTCAGCAAATACAAACCTTCTTATATTGGACGAAGTGTTTGATGCTAGTCTTGATTTTGACGGCATTGATAATTTGTTAAAGATAATGCATTCGCTTGATGATGAAACTCGTGTTTTTGTTATTAGCCATAAGCAAGACCTCCTTGAAGGAAAATTTGATCGTAAGATTGAGTTTCAAAGACGCCAAAACTTCACAAGCATAAAATCTATCACGTAACTCGTTAATGGTTAATAGGTTAAAATGCATAAAACGTGATAATAACGTAAAAAGGGCATTAGAGAGCAATTCTTCTTATTTCCTATAATATATACGTCAAACAGTTTTAAAATGGCTCTTTAAACGGTCTTTTTTACGACAAACCCTTATTCTACGGGGGTTCCAGAACAAAATGTGCATTTTGTGAATTATTTTATTTACATTCTATGCTTTTTAGAGTATAATATATCTACAAGGACGGCACGAGAATAGCCAACCACCACTATATCATGATTAAAGAACCACACGTTATTAAACCAAAGCCTGACCGCACTATTATTAATATAGACGCTCAGAAACAGCTTGCCAAATTATTAGCCACTGAAGATATTCAAGTGACTGTTGGCAATTTTAAGACAGCCTATTTTGATGTTAAAAATCGAGTTCTTGGATTGCCTGCGTGGAATACCGATACTAAAGAGGTTTCCGACCTGCTGGTTGGCCATGAAGTTGGTCATGCTCTATTTACTCCTGAGGATGGAATTACTAAATTTAAAGAGCGTTATCCAAAACTCCCTTTTGACATTGCCAACATTGTTGAAGATATTAGGATTGAAAAGATGATCCAATTTAAATATCCTGGCCTTATTAAATCCTTTAATGATGGATACTCCTATTTTAAAGAAAACGATCTTTTTGAAATTAAAGATAAGGATGTGAATGCTTTAGGATTCATTGATCGTATTAACCTTAAAGGTAAATTAAGAGATCTTATTGATGTCCAATTCTCCGATGAGGAAACCGTATTATTTGATAAGGTTAACCGGTGTAAAACCTATGATGATGTATTGGACGTTATTCAAGAGCTTGCTGATTTTATTGAGAAAGAGGAAGAGAAAAACCCCAAAGAAAAGGCAAAACAGCCTTCTGATGACGGCGAGGATAACCAAATGTCTAACGATTCAGAATCAGGTGACGATGATTTAGAATCAGAAGATGATGATGGCGATTCCTCTTCAAAATCCTCAGAAGATAAAAACTCATCTCCAGATACTAATACATCACATGGTGGAAACTCTGGAGGACAGCTTCACAGTAAAGAAGAAGAAACCTCAGAAGCGTTTAAATCAGAAACTCAAGATTCATTAGATAAACACCTTGAGGATCTTGGTGAAATGGCATCCAATGAAACTATCCTAAATAAATTTCCTGAAAAAAATGTGGGAAATTTAGTACACTCCCTCGATGACGTTCGCACGGCGCGTAAAGCCAGTATTCATTATGATACTATTATGAATGATCCAATGGTTCACGAAAAGTGGGCCTTGTTTAAGAATTCTACAAAGAAAAATGTAAATATCCTTTGTAAAGAATTTGAAAGGCGAAAAGCCGCGCATTCATATTCAAGATCTACACAAGCTAGAACCGGAGCCATCAATGTAAACAAATTGCATAGTTACCAATATGATGATCAGATTTTTAAATCGGTAACCAACCTTGCTGATTCTAAAAACCACGGAATGAATATTTTTATTGATAACTCAGGAAGCATGGGTAATTGCATCAGCGATGTTATTAAACAGACTATTCAATTGGTTATGTTTTGTAAGACGGTTGATATTCCGTTCTCTGTTTATAGTTTCACCAGTAAATCCGGTAGAGCCTTTTTGGAAAATGGTAAGTATATTAGAAAATACGAAAATAAAAACGACTTCTTTAGAAATAATTTCCAATACGGAAATAACCTTGATATCTTTACTACCGAGGTTTGTGAGTTAATGAATTCCTCTTTAAAGAAATCTAAATATGAAACTGCTTTAAAAGAATTATATATTCAAAGCGGTGCAATATTTTCAGATGGAGATAAATATGATAAGCTATCCATTCAAATAAATCAACCGTATGGCACTAGAACATATCAGACTAACCTATATTTGGAACATAACTGTATGAATTCTGAATTAGAAGAGATGGGCGGCACTCCTCTTATTGAAACTTTAATCATGGCTCACGGCCTTATCAAAAATTTCAGGAAAACGCATAATGTTGAAAAAATGACAACTGTATTTTTAACAGATGGCGAAGGCCAAACTCCTCACTCTCATTCTACCGAGCCAAAAGTAGAGGATGAAGAAAATCAAATGTATTCAAATTCTAAAGACCCTTGGGGAAATTACCGATATATTAAAATAGGAAAAGATACTGTTGATATTAGTCGCCAAAACCCGAATGCATATTCTGATGTTGTAAAAAGTATTAAGAAGGACACCGGCTCTAAGATGATTGGATTCTTCTTAACTTCAAGTCCGGCAAATGGCAGAAATCATTCATTCGGCGCATTGGCTCATATTAAAAATCTACGTAAGTGGGAATATATTGACAAGTGTAAAAATGAAGCTAAGAAACTAAAAAGCAACTGTTATGCTATTGAAAATGGATATAACTATGATACCTATTTCGTTATTGATAACCTTAAATCCTTAAAAATAAATGATGAAGAAGAATTTCAAGTGCCAGACACCGTTGATACTGAAGATCTTAACAAAGCCGCGAATAGAAGTAAATTGGCAACCTCCTTTAAGAAGTTTAATACCACTAAACGACAGAGCCGAATTTTCCTTAATAAATTCATTGACACGGTGATTTAATAGGAAAAAATGTGAAAATAAATGCATTTTCTATCATTATTTTATTTACATTCACTAAGATTTAGTTTATAATATATCTACAAGGAAGGGAACGGATTCGCTAAGTACCTCCCATTACACCATCAAATTACATTATGAAAAAAGACACCACAAATACGCAGAAGCCTGAGTCCAACTATGACACTGTAATGTCAGAATTAGAACAAGCAGTCTCAACATATCCAATCGTTAAAACGAAGGATATTTACACACACGCTAGAGCCCACGGTTATAGTTACAATAGTGCCAAAGAAACCTTTATGCACTCCGGCCCAAAGCGAGGTGAATGGGACATGCGCAATGTCTGCCTAACTAAGCCTACGCAAAAGAAAGCTTCGGTGGCTCAACCTCAGCAAAGTAACTCTGCTGATGAGAATTTCAAATTTGCCACTTCGGTCCAATCGGTTTCCAATGACGATGTTTATATCCCAGAGGTAGATCCTAACTTTATTTCATGGGGCGACTTCTCAAAGATTAAGAAGATTATCGACTCAAAACAATTTTTCCCTCTGTACATTAGTGGAATGTCAGGAAACGGGAAAACAATGATGGTTGAACAAGCCTGCGCAAAGGCAAAGCGCGAATATGTTCGAGTACAGATATCACCAGAAACTGATGAAGACGATCTGATTGGTGGTTTTCGTCTCATCAATGGTGAGACTGTATTCCAAAAAGGACCGGTACTAAAAGCCATGGAAGCTGGATGTATACTATTGATCGACGAAATGGACCGAGGTTCAAATAAGATCATGTGTCTCCAAGGCGTCTTGGAAGGTAAGCCGGTGATGGTGAAAAAAACGGGTGGCGTAGTTCACCCCGCTCCTGGGTTCAACGTTATTGCAACGGCGAATACTAAGGGGCGGGGTGCCGATGATGGACGATACTCTGCCGCACAAATCATTGATGATGCTTTCGTAGAACGATTCGTAGCAAGTATCGATCAGCCCTTCCCCGCATATAATGTCGAACTAAAAATTATTAAGAAGCATATGACTTCATGCGATGTCAGAGGGCACGATGATTTTGCTGATAAACTCGTCAGCTGGGGCGCAGTTATCCGTAAGACTTACGAAAGTGAAGGCGTTGACGAATTAATCTCAACTCGCCGACTATGCCACATTGTTAAAGCTCTTTCAATCTTTAACAATCGCCTTGAAGCAATTAAGATGTGTATCACCCGATTCGAAGATGAGACTAAGGAAGCTTTCCTCGATCTCTATACCAAGATTGATACAAATCAAATTGACAAAGATATGAATTTCACGACTGACGAAAACTCGACTGACGAAAACTCTAGTGATACTAGCCAACACTAATAAACAACAAACGGCTATAACAACAAAAACAAAAACAACAAATATGAATAAACAACAAATTGCTAAATTCCGCACGCTCGTTAAACGCAACAGTCAATCAGACGCCGTTGCCGAATGTCTTAACCGAGGCGAAGAGTTCTCAGTTGAAGATGCAAAAATGGCTGGCATTGGCGATCCCCGCCGTGTCGTAAATCGCCTTCGCACAGAGCGAGGTGTTAAGATTTACTCTAACTCTCACCGCCTACGCGGCGGTACTACCGTTAAGCGATACACCCTAGTTAGTCCTAAGGCAAAACGTTAATAGACGGTAATAATAGTGCCGTGTCAGGGTTGTGGTGGTCCTGACACGGTTACTTTTTTTATTTACAAATCACTACAATTAGAATATAATATCATTATGACAACGTTATCAAACGACACCTTAAACATCCTAAAGAACTTCTCAGATATCAATCCAAATTTGGTTGTTAAGCCTGGGAATTCTCTAAGCACAATCGCCGAAGCAAAGAATATTTTTGCAGTAGCTGAAATTACAGAAACCTTTGAATCTCAATTTGGAATCTATGATCTTAACGAATTTATCAATGTAGTTAACTTGGTAGATGAACCTGAGCTTTCCTTTAACGGCGAATCAGTAACTCTACAAAATGGAAAAGCTAAAGCATCTTATCGCTTCGCCGATGAAAGCATTCTCACTTCGCCTCAAAACGAAATCACAATGCCATCAACTGAAGTAAGTGTATCAATCAGTGGTAATACTTTAACTCAAATTAGGAGTGCGGCTCGTGTTATGAACCATGCTATCGTCTCGCTAAAAGGTGAAGATGGCGTAGTTACTTTAGCCGTAGTTGATCCAAAGAACCCAACAGCAAACACATTTTCAATCATTCTCGATGAAGACAACGAATGCAAATCATCCTTTGATCTGCAGTTCCTCATCGCGAATTTAAAAGTTCTTAGCGGAGACTATAATGTAAAAATTAGTTCAAAGCTAATCAGTGAGTGGATAAATACATCAGTGCCTGTAAAATATTACATCGCTCTTGAAAAAACATCAACTTACAACTAAACTAGTAAAGTAAAAACAACAAAACAACAAAACATAATTATGGAAAACGAAGAAAATACCGCAACGGAAACCCCTGAAACTGTCGAAATTAACCTTGGAGCAGTAGCAATGGTATGTAGAGTAATCGCAGCATGTACAGAGCGTGGCGCGATTAAAGCAGAAGAAATGTCAACCGTTGGTCAAGTATTTGATTATATGCGCGCATTCCTTCCCGCACCAGAAGCTAAAGCTGAAGGCGAAGAAGCTGAAGGCGAAGAAGCTGAAGGCGAAGAAGCAACCGCTGAATCCGATATTCTTGAGCCGGTAGAAGCCTAAACAAAAATTGACTTAAATTTATATTATGACTGAAACACTTTGGTGCGAAAAGTATCGCCCAACCACGATTGACGATTGTATCCTTCCTAACGAATTAAAGAAAACATTTAATTCTATTGTTAAATCAGGAGAGGTTCACAACATGTTATTGACCGGCTCAGCTGGTCTTGGAAAAACAACTGTAGCAAAAGCATTATGCAATCAACTTAATCTTGACTATATGTTAATCAACGGTTCGGAAGAATCCGGTATTGATGTATTAAGAAATAAGATTAAGCAGTTTGCTAGTAGCGTTAGTCTTGGCGGCGGTTTAAAGGTAATCATTCTTGATGAGGCTGATTATCTTAACGCCCAAAGTACACAGCCTGCTTTGCGCGGTTTCATTGAGGAGTTTTCTAATAACTGTAGGTTTATCTTAACTTGCAATTTTAAGAATCGAATCATTGAGCCGTTGCATAGCAGGTGTTCAGTCATTGAGTTTAATACAAATAAAAAGGATCTTGCCACACTTGCTGGTAAGTTCCTATCGCGTTTAAAAACTATATTAGATAAGGAAGGCATTAAGTATGAAGATAAAATACTAGCCGAACTTATTATTAGATATGCTCCAGATTGGAGAAGGATTATTGGTGAGTGCCAACGATATGGAGCAGGCGGTGAAATCCAGCCAACTGTTTTACTTGGAGTATCTGATTCTAATATTTCTGAGGTTATTACTTTCCTAAAGTCAAAAGACTTTAAAGGAATGCGAGGATGGGTATGCAATAATACATCTCTTGATAGTACTGTTGTATTTAGAAAGATATACGATTCATTATATGATTATGCAGATCCTTCATCTATTCCTTCTGCAGTTTTAATCATTGCCGATTATAGTTACAAAGCAGCGTTCTGTGGTGATAAAGAAATCAACATGGTTGCCTGTTTAGTAGAGTTAATGGCAAACATTAAATGGAAGTAATGAGCAAAGTTAAAAAACTTTCCTTCTTTGATATTTTAAATAATATTAATGCTGGTTCTAAAGCTCCGGATATTCTTAAAGGTGTAACTGCTGATTCTAGTGAAACCTTACCAGACCCTGATAGTCCTGAGAAAGCTTATACTCCATTTATGATTAACCGAGGGTTATCTCAGTTTAATGATACTATTCTATTTGCTAATGAGATGAATATGAATTATCATCTCCCTGCTAGAATGCAATATGATTTTTATAAGAACGTATTACGTCCTCGTAAAAGATTTAGTAAATGGTTTAAAGCAATTCCTGACAGTAATGATATTAAAATTATCATGGATCACTATGGATATAGTTCTGAGAAAGCGCGCGATGTATTGGATTTATTTAATAAAGAAGAGTTAAAAGCTTTACATCGTCATCATGACAAAGGTGGAAAAGCATAATAAATAATTATAATGAACATTGATAATGAAAAAATAAAAAGTTGGTCTCCTGATGAAATGCTTGAGATCTATTTGTCTGAGCCAGACGATTTTCTTAAGGTAAAAGAAACCCTTACTCGAATTGGAGTCTCTTCTCAAAGGGAAGAAAACACTTTATTTCAAAGTTGCCATATTCTTCATAAGCAAGGGCGATACTTTATTCTACACTTTAAAGAACTATTTTTACTTGATGGTAAACCTTCTAATTTTACTGAAGAAGATTTTAAAAGAAGGAACACTATAACAACTCTCTTATCTGATTGGGGTTTGCTAGAATTAGTAAACTATACTCATGCTAGTGAAAAGACCAACTTAAAACAAATTAAAATTGTACCATTCAAAGAGAAGAAGAATTGGACTCTTAATTCCAAATATAATATTGGTAATGTAAAGAAAAAATCTTAGTATTATAAATAAAAACATGAGTACTGAGAAATATTTGTTACCAAACGAGAAGAAGCGTTTA